GTTGCCGGAGTGGTAGATCACGCCGATGATGATCGCGCCGGGGCTCCCGCCGGTCAGCAGCAGCGTGTGTGCGCCTTGCGACGCGGTGATGGTCAGGGAACGGTAGTTCACGGGGGCCGTGTTCACCGCCGTGCTGTTGCCCGTTTGGGCGCCGCCGTCGAGCGACCAGGCGAAGGCGCCGGTGTTGGCGCCCGTGTTGCCGCTGCCGTTCGCGTTGCCGCTGTCCAGCCAGATCACCTCGATGGTCGTGCAGCTCGGCACGGGGATGCTGATCGTGGCACCGTTCGGCAGGTTCAGCGCGCCGCCCAGCGTTTCGACGTTGCTGGTGCGGACGGTGTGCATGAACGGCCCGCACGACGACGTGACACTGGTCCCGCTCAGGGTGTTGCGCGAGTCGTTGGCCGGGATGAAACCGCCAGGGGTGGTGCCGAGCCGGCGGTTTGCCAGGACGCGCAGCCGCCCGGCCCAGGATTGGGCATCGCCGGTGGCATCGACGGGCACCGTGGAGTCATCGCAGTAGGCCCCCACCGTCAGCGAAGTGCCGATCACGTTGATCCGCTGCGCCGCGTACTCAGCCGCCGCGATGGCCGTCCGCCAGCGGCGCAGGCCGCGCGGGTTGTAGACCCGGGCGGGGATGCGGCCGATCCCATCCGCTGACACCAAGGCGTCGATTGCCGCGGCCTTGGAATCGGTGGGCCGCCGCGCAACCTGGTCCACGGGATCGCCGATGGTGACGGTGGCGCCGGCCTTGGCCGACACCTTCAGCACGGTGTCGTCAACGAAGGGCCCGAAGGCGGTGCTGGCCGTGATGTCGCTGCCAGCGATCTTGCGGCCGTCGTTGAACTGCTCGACGATGGCGCCGCCGCCGGCGTCCACGCTGATGGTCAGCACCTTGCCGGCGCGCAGCGTTTCGCTGCCGAGCTGGTTGCCGTAGAGGGTTTTGGACATGGTGCTTCCTTGTTGGGTCAGGGCTCAAGCGGATGCACCCGCACGAGGCGGGTGCACGGCGGCTGAGTCCGAGGGTCAGTCCGCGGCGACTTGCCAGCCGCCGGCCGCGTAGTTGTCGACCTCGGCCGGGTGCACTTCCGCGTTGTGCGGTGCCGGGTAGGCGCTCGCGTCGCGGGTCATGTGCACCAGGGTCGGGCCGGCATCCTGCAGCTGGTCGGCCAGGTCGTCGGCGTCGACAGGCGGCAGCTGGTCGCCCGAGCCGTCGCCGGTGATAGCAGCGCCATCGGCTGCCGGCGCCATGTCGGTGCCGGTGCCTTCGCCGCCCTGGGTCGTGGAAGCGGCCGCAGCCGCCTCCTCTGCCGCGCGCCGTTCGCGCTCGGCTTTGCTGATGCCGGCCATCGGCGGATCAGCCCAGCAGGATGGCGTTGTGCGCCGACTTGATGCCGGCGGTGCCCCAGGCCATGCAGATCTCGAACTTGACCTGGCGGTACTGGCGGTACATGCGCACCTCGAAGGACAGGCCCGTCACCGGGTCCGTCAGCATCATGGCGTCATCGGCCGAGTCGCCACCGGTCGGCACTGCAGGCGCGCGGCACGCCAACACCAACGAGCTGCGACGGAAGCCGAAGTTAGGCGTGTAGTTGTTGCCCACCGTGATCGCGTCGTTGTCGGTCTCGGCAGCCACCAGGCCAGGTGCGCCGATGGTGAAGCTGCCGCCGGACAGGGCCGTGTTGACCACGTACTTGTCGGTCGTGCCGGCGAAGGTCACCACGTCACCAGCCAGGATGGTGCCCGAGCCAGTGTCGGCCGGGATCGTGGTGGTGCCGATGGCCGGCGACCCCAGGTTCAGCAGGTAGCTCGCGCCGGTGCCCTTGGTGTGCAGGCCGATACCGCCGCTGTAGCGGACGGCGAAGTTCTGCAGCAGGTCGGTCATGCCGGTGCGCAGCATGTCGCTGGAGCCAGCCTCGTTCACCTTGAACAGCACGGACTGCTTGCCGCGCAGGTTGGCGATGGCCGAGCTGTTCAGCACGATCTGGCGATCGGTCACCGGGCAGCCGTTGTCGTCCAGGATCTTGGCCAGCTGCGCCAGGTCGCTCAGGTCGCCGGCCGTGCCGAACGGCGTGGTGCCGGCGGTGCCGTAGGCCCGCGATGCAGTGCGCTTGGCGGTGATGGCCAAGTCGGCCTCCATCGCGTTGACCAGCTTGCGCATGCCGTCGGCGAACTGATCAGCCAGGACGCGGTTGTAGGTCCCGGTCGAGCCGACAGCCAGCTCCTCCTCGCCGTTCCAGCGCACCGGCGCGGCCTTGCTGTTGGTGATCACCACGTCGGCATAGGTGACGGTGGTGTCGCCCGAGTCGGCAGGGGTTGCGCCAGGAGTGATGTTCTCCAGCGCGCCGGATTCACCGATGGGAACGCGAACCGTCTGGTTCAGCGCAGCACGGTCGGCACGGCTGTCGCGGGTGACGGCGGGGATGAAACCGACCATCTCGCGAGAGACCACGTTCATGGCCTCGTACAGCGTCGGGATCAGGCCGGTCAGCGTGTTGGCGCCGAGCACGGCGCCCTTGGGCGCGGGCTGCATGATCCAGTCGGCCAGGCGGGCGCAGGCTTGCGCGGCGGTGGCGATGGGCAGAACGGCCGCAACGGTGGCCAGCGAGGCCAGCACCAGAGTGCGGAACTTGAAGCGGGGAGTGTTTGCCATGGTGGCGTTTCCTTTGACAGATGGGGAATGGCCGCGACATGCGGCCGGGGTTGTCCGATCCCCATCCGGGGCCGGGTGCTGGCGGTCTCCCGCCGTGCTCAGTCGACGATCTCGACCTTCGGGTCGGTCGCCTTGGCGCGCTGCTCGGCCGGGCTGAGCTGGCCGAACTGCGCGCGGGTGATCTGTTGCTTGCCACCGCCGCCACCGCCGCCGCCGCCGCCAGCGCCACCACCCGAAGCGCCGCTGCCCTTCAGGATCGAGGCCTTGTGCGGGTAGGCTTCGACCAGCAGCTCGAGCGCCTCGTCGAAGTCGGCCGGCTCGCCGTGGCGGGTGCGGCTGAACAGCTGGTTGCCGTTGGCGTCCTTGGCGACGATCTTTCCGCCCTCGATGCCGAAGTGGCGGCCGAAGGCGGCCTGCACCATGTCGGCGGGGATGGCCACCTTGTCGGCGATGAACTTCGAACGGGCGAAGCTGCCGCCGATCTTCTCGGCGTAGAGCTCGCCCTTGAGCGTGTCGCGCTCTTTCACGACGGGCTCGAACTGCGCCTGCACCGACTTGATGGCCTCGTTCTTGACCCGCTCGACCTCGCCGGCGTCCACCAGCTGCTTGTCGTTCAGGTTCTTCACCGTGGTCAGCGCCTTGATGGCGGCGGCCGGGTCGGTGATGCCCTCGTAGGCCTTGAGCGAGCCTTCGGCCTTCTCGGCGCGCTCACGGTGGCTCTTGGCCTCACCGTTCAGGCGGCTGATGGTGCCGAGCGTGCTGTCGGCGTCGAAGGGGGCTTCTTTGCCGTCGGCGTGCTTGAAGACGGGCAGCTTCTGGCCGCCGACGTCTTGGGTGACGATGGCGCCGTTGGAGTCGTAGACGAAGGGCATGGTGGTGGCTTGGTGGTGTCGCCGGCTTCCGCCGACGTGGTGGTGCGGCCATCCGGCCGCGGCGCGCCCTGCCGCATCCGCGGCGCGGGCATGAGAAAGGCCCGAGCGCATCGCTGCGTCGGGCCTCGTCTGGGTGGTGTTGCCGGTTACTCGATCCGGCGCCATTCCGGCAGGGCTTGCCCCAAGCTATGACGCTCTCAGGGTTGCGCGAGCTTCGCGCGAATGGGCTGTTGTGGCGGGCCGCCTTGCGACGCATCCGGCAGGCGTCAGCGGTGGTCCCTGTTTGGCCGGTCTGGCAGTCTCGACAGCCGGGGATGCTCGCCGGCTGGCGCTGGGCCCGTCGCTGCCAGTCCGGCGGGCTTCAGATGTTCAGGGCTTGGGGCCCAGTGGGGTGGCCTTCTTCATGGCCTCGCACATATCGATGGCCGCCAATCGCTCCTGGCCGTTGTCGGCCGCGATGTGCATCCGCTCGCACAGCCTGTCGGCAGTGGCGCGATTCTGATGGCGCTTGGCTTGCTCCTGCCCTTCGGGCGTGTCGGGCCAGAACCAGATGGCGTAGACCAGCGACACAGGCACCACTGCGATCCAACCGACCTTGATCCAGTTCATGCCAGAACCACCCGTTCGCCCTTGCGGTGGCAGGTTGCGCACAGCCAGGCCTTCGTGCCGCCGGAAACCTTGCCGCCCTTGACGACGGCGCCGGTGATGCTGACCAGCACCTCGCGGCCGATGCAGCGCCGGCACTGCAGCATGTCTGGCGGCTTCGAAGAGCGCAGGCGCTTCCTGACCTGCTCTGCTGGCGTGTCAGGGGCTGGCGTTCCGGGGATCAGATGCAGCGGCACAGCGCCGATGCTACAGCCCAGCCCGCTTGAATGCTGCCGCGTCGCGCTCCCGCAGTTCATCCAGGGAGAGCATGCGCCCCTTGTCGTTGTAGAACCGATCCAGATCCAGGCCGCCGCGGCGCATCAGCGCGCCACGGGTTGCGCCCAGCACCTGATCCTGGCGCGCCGCCGGCTGCCGCTTGATCCAGCTGGCGAACGTCGTGTCCTCCGGCACCTGGCCGTCCATGCTGGCCCGGGTGCTGGCCGGCGCCTCGCCGATGTCGAGCCCCAGCTCGGCCCAGGACTTCACCACCGGCACAGCCGTGCTGCGGCACTGCCAGTGCAGCCGGCCAGGGCCGCCCAGCCAGGGCAGCTTGTGGCCGATGGGCTTGTAGGGGCTCACCGGCTCGTACTGCTTGCCGTCGCGGATCCGGCAGCCCTCGCTGGTGCGGCTGTCGAGCGTGGCCGTCCAGACCTGCGACTTCACCAGGTCCGCATTCCCTTCGAAGAAACGATCCCGCGTGAAGCTGGCCGTGTGGCCGACCGCAGTGCGCACGACAGCCTCGGCGCCGCGCCTGTCGATCTCCAGCAGCCCATCCTTGTACGCCCTGGCCCTGGTGCCGCGCACTCGCTGCACGATCTGGCCGATGCTTTCCTGCTGCACGAACCCCATGCGCACCGCATCGCGCACCCGCACCATGCGGGCCTCGCCGATGTCCTGCGTCCACTCCCGCAGCAGCCGGCCCTGGAACGGCCGGGCCATCGCCGCGGCAAACACTTGGTCGACGTTGACCGCCGCCAAACCCACACGGGTGACAACCTGCGGAGGGATGACCGACTGGAACAGGGCCAGCTGGTGGCCGGCTTCGTACTCGGCCAGCGCCCGCAGCTCGGCGGTGAGTTCGCGCTCGATCTGCTGGTAGGCCTGCAGGTTCAGCACTCGCACGCTGGTCAGCAAGCCCTCCAGCCGCTCGACCGTTGCACTTGATGCGGTCAGACCGTCCAGCGCAGCCTGCAGCCGCGCAACCAGGTCGGCGTCGTTTCGATTCAGGGTGGCGATGATCCGCGCCACCAGTCCATTGCCGAACTGCTGCAGGTCTACGGCGTGCGAGACGGCCGCGTCCTGCAGCAGCTCATTGACCGCTGCCACCGCCGCCCAGCGAGCCCAGCGCCGGCCCTTGGCTGGCTAGGCGCTCGACTTCCTCGTCCTCGTCGACCTCAGCGCCCAGCACGCCGCGCCGGCGCATCTCGCCGCGGAAGGTCTCGGCGCTGAAATAGCCCGAGTCGGTGGCCTTCAGCAAAAGCTCGGCCGATGCCTCAGCCAGGCTGCTGACGCCGAAGTCGTTGAAGATCGTGACCGTGCCCGCGGCCGCCAGGCGGGCATAGAGCGCCACCAGGCCCAGCGCAGCGTTCAGCGCGTCCTGCAGATCCAGGGTGATGCGCTGCAGGGCGCACATGCCGACCGCGTTCTCCACGCCCGTCTGGGTGGCAGTGACCTGGCCGGGCTTGATCACCAGCAGCTCGGCGCCAGCCTGGCGCATGCGCTCTTCGATGGCGGCCAGGTCTTCCTTGCCTGCATTGATGGCCGCGCCGCTGTGCTCCACCCACTTCATGTCGGCGTCGGGCGTCGTGGCGTTCACGCCGTTCGACGCGCCGATGGTCAGCGCGACGCCATCGCCCAGCATCTTGGCGAACAGGATGGGCACCCGGGCCACATGCAGGATCGTCTGCTGGTCGCTGGCCGACTGCCAGTGCGCAACGTTCAGGTGCGCCACCTCGACCAGCGGCGGCCGGCCTTCCATGAAGCCGGCGCGCTCGCCGTAGAACGGGATGAACGGGATCACCGTCAGCGTCGTGACGCCGCTGTCATGCAGCGTCGCGTCCTGCCATTCCTTGCCATCCGGCCTGCGCCAGATCTCCCACTTGCCAGGGGTCAGCACACGCACCTGCTCGATGCTGGCCGTGCCCCAGGCGCCGTCCTGCTCGTGCGCCACCTCCAGCAGGCGCAGCTGCGTCAGCACCGTGGCGCCGTTGCGCCGCTCGGTGCGCCAGCCCAGGATCTGGCCGGCCTTGATCTGCACCAGGTAGGGCCGCAGCTGCTGCGCCGCCTCTTCGGCCTGCGTCATCGGCCGGGCGCCGGGCTCGCGCCTCACGACCGGGTACTCCACCAGGATGCCGCCCAGGCCGTAGCCCAGGGCCGTCTGCATGCAGTCAGCGGCGAAGGCGTGCAGGTTGCGGCCTTCGCGGTCAGCGTCCTGCATCCACTCGGACACCTGAGGTGGCGCGTCATCGCTCAGCGCCAGAGGCTTGGAGAACGGCTTTCCCGTGAGCGTGGCCACCGTCCGGCTGTAGGCCGGGAACAGGACCGCAGACGCCAGGCGGTTCTCGTAGCTCTTGGCCTCCTCGTTGGGCCACTGCGGCAGATGGCGCTTGCCGGCAGCGCGCATGGCCCTGGTGCCGCCCAGCAGATCGGCGGCCAGCTGCCAGTCGGCGGCCATGCGCTCGACGGCGGCTGATCGGGATGCGACGGTTTGGGCCATGCTGTGTGCTTTCTCAGGCGCGCAGCGGTGTCACCGTCGCCGTGTTCTTGATCGCCGGCCACTCCACGTCGACGCAGTAGCCAATCGCGGTGGTGATGTGCTGGTACTGGTTGGTCTGGTCTTCCTGGAACGTGCTGCCCTTCTGGAGCTGCACCGTCGCCAGGCCCTTGTCGCAGTACGGCGCCGTCACAGGGTTGACGAACAGACTGCGGTGGCCATCCGCCGTGCGGATCTTGGCGCGCACCGCGTTCTGCCGGTCCTTGATCGCCGGGTGGGCCAGCTTGACCTTGCGCGTGTAGGTCCAGCCGTTGCCGGCCAGGACCGCCTCGATGTCCTTGTAGTCCGACGTGTGGCCGTGCTTCTCGCCGGCCCGGCCCGCCGGGTCGCCGTAGATCAGCACATGCCGATTCTTGTGGGCCTTGAACTTCTCGACGAACTCCAGCGCCGACTGCTTGCTGACCGCGCTGGTCAGGACGATCTCGTCGAGCAGGTACAGCGCGTCGAGCCGGCGCACGCCGACCGCCGACGACAGCGGCGTGTAGTTCTGGTCGTGCATCCACATCAGCTGCTCCTGCGGCTCGATGCGGGCGCTGACGTGGTTCGCTTTGTCGTAGTCCTCGTAGATCCGGCCGGTCGCGCCGCTGAACTCGGCGCCGTACTCCTGGCCGAACTGCCGGGCACTCATCTGGCGCTTCGCGGCCGCGATCACCGACTCGGGCAGGATGTCCCAGCTCTTCCAGTGGAACAGTCCCCATTCGGGGTCGCCGCTATTCTGGGCGTACTGCGCCAGGTCGTAGTAGTGGTTCAGGCCGTCCGGCACGCCGATCAGCCAGCACCAGGCCCGGTAGTCCGGCCGCAGTGGGTTGAAGGTGTCCAGGGCTGGCCGGATGTTCTCGGCCCAGGCCGTGTCCTTGGTGTCGGCGATCTCGTCGATCACACCGCCAGACCAGATCACACCCTCCATGCGCTGGGGCTTGTCCAGGCCCACCAGCGTCACCTCGGTGCCATTGGGCAGCCACAGCGTCAGGTCCGACTCGCTGGGCGCCTTGTCGTGCGTGCTGCTGAACGTCAGCAGCTTCATGTCCTGCCAGTAGATCCGCTTCACCTGGTCGCGCGTGGGCGCCGCCAAGAAGTAGCGCTCGCCCGGGTTCAGCATCGCCTGCTTGGCGACAAAACGCTTCGCGCGCTCGGTCTTGCCGCTGCGGCGGCCGGCCGGCACCACGGGGAAGCGAATGCCCTTGCCGACGGCCTCCAGCAACGCACGCTGCACCGGGTGCTCGCGCAGCGGATACCAGCGCGCCATCTCCCGCTGCGCCTGCGGCGGCATGCTCTGATCGGCGGCCATCAGTCAGGCAGCTTGTCCGCGATCTTCTTCAGCGTCGCCGCCTTCTCATCCGGCGAGCCGGGCGCCTCCGGGTCTCGGCCGTCCTTCCAGCCGGCCTGCGCCTTCAGCCAAAAGATGGCCGCCGTGACCGACTGCGGCCCGGTCCCGGTGGCCTTCTTGAACAGCGACTGCGCCACCAGGCCGTTAGCTGTCGCCTTCGCGTCTGTCAGCTCGCTGCGGAATGCCCGGCGCAGCGTCTTGGGGTCAATCGGCGCCCCGCTCTCGGGGTTGACGATGGCCTGGCAGATCGACGGCTGGGGCACCCCACACGCCACCATGACGCGGACTGCCATGCGCTGATCGCGCGATGGCTCGAACGTAGCGCGGGCCATGTCACAGCCCGCGCGCCAGCAATGCGTGGCCGCCTCCGGCCATGTCGCGTAGATCGTCGTCCGGCGCCGGCAGCATCAGCAGGTCCGGCCGGAAGGCGGGCGGCCGATCGATGCCGGGCTCCCAGGTCGCCAACTCCTCGTCCTGCTCTCGGCCGGCCACGTAGCCCTCGGCGGCCATGCGGGCGACAACACCCCGCAGCAGCTCAACCCCCAGCGGCCCTAGGTCGCGCCGCCACAGCGTCTCCGCGGTGTCGTCGGGCCGGATCAACACATGGCGCTGGTCCAACACCGCGCCGCCGTCCATGCGGTTGCTCAGCCGGTACACCGTGCCGCCCGTCACCCGCTCGCGCATGCGCAGCGCCCAGCGCACCGCATCCCGGCCCCTGTGAAGCGGCAGCAGGCTCGGGTGGTAGCCGATGCCGCCAAACCGCGCCCGCAGCCGCGTGCGCTCGCCTATGAAGTCGTGCGAGTGCGCGGCCACGATCAGGTCGACGCCGGGCGGCATGGTCTCGGCGCGAAGGCCGCCGGCCTGGATGATCTCGACGCCGGCCGCGCACGCGGCGCGGGCGAGCCTGTCGCCTGGCGGCGCTGATACGGCCCGCACGTTGACCCCGGGCAGCGCCCGCAACGCGGCGAAGACCTCGGCGCCGAACCACTTCTGCCCGGCCAGCAGGACGTTCATAGGCCCGCCGCCTGGCGCGACATGCGGAAGCCCTGGACGGCGCGCTGGTGGCCGCCGTAGCCCGCCGACGCGCCGGTCAGCATAGATTTTCCGGTTCTCTTTGAGCCCACGACGCTGGCGGCGCTTTTCCCCTTGTGGCCGCCGCCTATTGCCTGGCTGACCTGAACCCATTTTTTATCCCGGCGCAGCGCCGCGCACAGGCCGGGGTGCGAGGTGTGGAAATAGACCGCCTTGGTACGCTCGTGGTACTGGTTCGCCTCTGTGAACTGCAGGCGGCACACTTCGTTTAGAAACTTCATGCCTACACCAGCCCCCTGCCACTCGGGCATGACGACCATACGGCAGGCGCGGATGCCGCCGATTTCAAGCCGGGGCGAGGTGGCCATGTGGCACACCGCCTCGCCGTCAACAAAGCCGACGTAATACTTTGCGGCCACCATGCGCGGCAGCTTCAGGTAGTGATGCGGCTCAAACATAGGCCAGTACGAGCCGTTTGTCTGGAAAACTTCAAGCTCAAACTTTGGGCGTCGCCAAAGTGACCCCCGTTGTAATTCGCCGGTACGGGTGTCGAACACCCAATCGGGCTCTACCCAATCGAGGATGTCGTAATGGCAGGACAGCAGCACCGCCTGACCGCCGCCGCGCTTCCATGCCTTCGAGAAGGCGCCTGCGCCGACCTTCGCAATCTGTCTGTCCACCACGCTGGTGAACTCGTCGATGACGACGCGCTCGCGGCCCTCCGCGATCAGGCGCGCCAGCCCGGCCCGGAACCGCTCGCCGTTGGACAGGGCCTGGAACGGCCGCAACCACGCCGGCACGCTGCCCAGGCCAACCGCGGCCAGCGCTCCGGTCACGTCATCGAAGGCGCCGGCCGGCGCGATGGCGTCCACGATGGGCCTGTCGGCGGGCCAGCCGGCGTCGCCGTCGTAGATGCCAACGTCGGGCCAGATCTGCCGGCCGATGCTGGTCTTGCCGGAGCCCGACGGCCCGACGACGACGCCGATCTTCCAGGCACCGTCCTCGATGGGCAATTCCGCGTCGATGGCGAAGTTGGCGCCGCTCTCGCAGTTGAACAGGCTCTTGACGCGCGCCGCCCTGTAGCTGGCGAAGTCGGAGCATCGGTTGCGGACCTCGACCTTCATGCGGCCCGCCACTCGATCATCACGCCCGAGAACTCACCGGGGCCGTGCAGCCGCTCGAAGAACCGGCCCATCTCGGCCGGCCCGGCGAAGCCGTCCGCGCGGGCGAACCGCGGCAAGTCTTGGCCCGGGCGCCCGGCCACCGCGGCCGACACGAGCACGCCGCCGGCAAGCCCCAGCCGGACGAGTCTGGCGCGGAAGCAAACCGCCTCGCGCAGCATCCGGCATGCCTTGGTGCGCTGGCCCGTGTAGAGCCGCACCGTGTCGCCCGGCGCCGCGTGCCGGCGCTTGCCGACAGCGCGGATCGTGCGCGTCTTGGAGCCGGAGGCGACCGCCCCGGCATGCTCGGCCGCGAAGCCGTACACCACGACGGCGGCCATCAGTTCACCAGCACTTTCACGCTGTACCCCATGCTCTGCAGCTTCTCGAAAACCTCCTGCTGATGCAGTTCGCCGGTGCAGTCAACCAGCACGGCGAACTTTTCCACGTAGTCGATGCCGGGTGTCGGCGGCGAGGAAACGGCTTCATCCGTCAAGACCATGGCCGCGGCCAGCTCGTCGGCGTTGAACCCGAGCAGGCCCATGTCGAACTCCAGGGCGTGCAGCGCTTCAAGCTCGACCTTGAGCATGTCGGCGTCCCAGCTCGCGTTGATCGCCAGCTTGTTGTCGGCGATGACGTAGGCCCGGCGCTGCGCCTCCGACAGCCCGGCCAGCGTGATCGTCGGCGCCTCGGTCATCTCCAGGCCCGCGGCGGCCAGGACGCGCCCGTGGCCGGCGATGATCCAGCCCCGCTCGTCGACCAGCACCGGATTCGTGAACCCGAACTCGCGCATGCTGGCCGCGATCTGCGCCACCTGCTCCGCGCTGTGCGTCCGGGCGTTGTTCGCGTAGGGCGTCAGCTCGGCCAGCGGCCGGTAGACGATGGCCAGGCGCGGCTTTTCCTGCCGGGAATTTGCCCGGGTCTTCTTGGGTGCCGCCATGTCTTCTCTCCCGCCTCGGCATCCACCGCGGCAAGGTGCCGGCATCCGCCGGCGGAACGCGCCCGTCAGACTCACGCGGGCGGCCGTCCGGCCGCGCTCCGCGCTGGGCGCATGCTGTTCGCTCTCTCGCCTAGACACCGGAGTGCGCGGTGCGAATGCATGGGCGCAGCTGGTGAGGCTGCGCCACCGGCCCAGGCCGCCGGCAACGAAGATCGAGCACCAGAACGACAAAGCCCGCCGGGCTTGCGCTGGGCGGGCTGCTGATCGGGCACAGCGGCGCTTCGTGTGCGCCGTTGGTCCCGTGGGATGCGCGATTGTAGGCACATCGTGCAGCTTTGCAACCCGTCCCAGGTCACAGGGTCAGCTTCGGCGCCAGCGCACGCATGGCATCAGCCCCAGCGATGGCCTGCTCCCGGTCCAGCTCGGCGGCCAGCCAGCGGGCCAGATCCAGCCGCACCATGGGGAACTGCGCGTCGAACTTGATC